TGGCCCTTGTGCGCCAGTGTCTCCCTGTGTCCCCTGGGGTCCCTGAGCCCCCTGAGCGCCAGTTGTTCCTTGCGCACCAGTATCTCCTTGGGTTCCCTGGGGTCCTTGTGCTCCGGTAGCGCCCTGTGCCCCCGTATTACCTTGCGTACCCTGCGGACCCTGCGCACCAGTCTCGCCTTGTGGCCCCTGTGCGCCCTGAGCACCCTGCGGTCCAGCATCACCCTGTGGGCCTTGTGGGCCAGTGGAACCCTGAGCACCAGTATCCCCCTGTGGTCCTTGTGTGCCAACATCACCTTGAGGTCCTTGTGGGCCCATATCTCCTTGTGGACCAGTTGCCCCCTGCGCGCCAGTTGCTCCTTGTGGACCTTGCGCTCCAGTATCTCCTTGTGGTCCCTGTGCCCCCTGTGCTCCAGTAGCACCCTGTGTACCGGTGGCACCTTGGGCACCAGTTGCACCCTGAGGACCCTGCGCACCAGTCTCGCCCTGGGGACCCTGGGCTCCAGTGGAACCCTGGACGCCTTGTGCGCCGACATCGCCTTGTGGCCCTTGGGCACCCGTGTCCCCCTGGGGACCTTGGGCTCCGGTCTGACCTTGTACGCCCTGCGCACCTTGCTCACCAGTAGCACCCTGAACACCCTGTGAGCCCTGTGGTCCCTGTGGTCCCTGTGCGCCTTGTGTGCCTTGTGTGCCTTGTGGCCCTGCTGCAGTTGAAGGCTTAAACTTATTCCCATCAAAAACCAAAGCCTGGTCAGATGTTGCCCCCGCGGTATCAATCTCTATTCCATCAATAAACAGTGAGGCAGCCTTAAAAGTGTCATCTGTTTTAAGTACATCCGCAGAATCTCTATACAGATTGGTGTCTGCGATGCCATCTCCGGGTCCCCACACAAGACGACCGCCAGCCTGAACTTGAAGACGAGCATAGGTATCGGCATCAACAAAAACGGTTATGGCATCAGAACCAGCAGACGATAACTGACGTATCGTTATGGGGACGGTAAATTTCTGTGCCACGACCTCAATCGCTTCCTATGTTGTGGCCCCTCAAGGCCAGTTATCAGCCGACTACTACGATGGTGTAGTCGTTGGCCGAAATTGTTCCATACAGGACAACCGAAACAGTGTTTCCGTTGGAACGGGTTACATCGCCAATGACAGTTGCCCCTGTGCTTACTTCGTAAATTTGAACATTTACATCAGTCGTGCCGAAGTTGTGCGTGACAGTTGTAGTTGACGTACCACTAGATGATGCGTTACAACCCTGCTTCGCGACACGTGCAAGTGACGGGGTGCTGGTGGTGCGGCCCGATGCCTCGCTAGAGGCGGAAGCAAGGTTTGTTCTGGCATTTGCTTCAGTGCTTGCTCCGGTGCCACCATACTCAATACCAATGTCTGTGCTCTGCCATGTACCAGCCGAGATATTTCCAACAGTAGTAATGGAGTCATCACCGGTATAGGTGCCACCAGCAACGGCAGCAAGTGTTGAGTTGTACGCTTGAACGTCGGTGCCGATAGCCAGACCAAGTGTCGTGCGCATATCGGAGTACGACGTATCGTCAAGGAGGCCACGAGCCTGAGATGTCAGGTCGGTAAGGGCCGCAGTTCCCGAACCAGTGAAGTACGGGAGTTTGTTGGCAGCCGAAGTGAGACCAGCAATGGCGGCAAGTTCCGCGTCATAGGCTTGAACATCGGTACCAATTGCTAGACCAAGATTGCTTCTCGCAGTTCCAGCATCCGTTGCGCCAGTACCACCGTAGGCAACACCAACTGCGGTCCCCTGCCATGTACCGGTGCTGATTGTTCCCAGCGTAGTAATGCTGTTCTGTCCAGAATACGTTGAGGAAATCTGAACGGTATCAGCATTGACCGTAATGCCCGTACCAGCGCCGACATTTAGGGTGCTGCCACTCTTGCTCAGGCCGTCGCCAGCAACAATGGAGCCCGCACCAGAGAATTGTGCAAACGTAAGACTGGTTGTCCCAAGGGTAATTGTGTCGTTGGTGGTCAGAACCCAGCCGGTATCAGCGTTAATGGTTCCCTCTTCAACGAAGGTGAACATTCCTGCAGTAACTTCCACCGACGTATCTGCATCGGTTGCTCTATCTGGTGCTCCCGATGCCTTGACAACATAGATGCCGTTTTCAGAAGCGGTGTCCTGGTTCTTGACCAAAACTCTGTTGCCGGTAGCAAGAGTGACACCGTCAATCGTGTCGCCATCCTCCAAGCCGGACGAAAGTGTGATTGCTTCAGTCGTTGCAACACGAACAGACTGCTTGACGTCAAGTCCAGAACGAGCAGCGTCGACATACCCCTTGGTCGCGGCATGGCCTGCTTCTGTCGGCGTTGCAACACTAATGTTGCCGTTGGCATCCCTCTTGACAAGTTTGCTTGCCGTTGCATCGGCAGTAGCGCCATTGAGGTCATTCCAGAAGGTGCTGGACAGAAGTCCGGCGCTGTCTGTATCTGCCAGATTGAGTGTTAGGGAGACGGTGCCATTCGACTCACTGATAGTAAGGGCATCGGTATACGACCCACCAGCCGAGATGGTGTGCGGGAGCGAGCGCCATGCTCCGTTGGCATAAACCTTAATTGTGTCTGTGGTGCTCTGGTAGATGAGCCGACCTTCAAAGTTTCCAGAATTAGGGTCGCTGGCAACAACCTCAAATTTTGCGTTAATCAGTTGATTCTGATTGAGGTCAATATTGGTCAAGAATTTTTGAGCCATATGGGTTCCTTACGTTAGGTATGCGCTGCCAGAAAAAGGTGCACTAAATATCACTCGCACCTGAGTGTTGGATAGATATTGTACCTCACCAAAAACGACAGTACCTGCAGAATCAACAACCGTTACGCTTGGTTGTCCCCCAAGTGTATGCGTAATTGTCCAGGTCGAAGAAACTGTGCCCTGAGTGTGGACGTGGCGTCGTGTAACACCTTGGGCAATTGAGCCAGTAGTTATTGTTACGTTATTGACGGTTGTCTGTACGGTAACAAGGTTTTGGTCTTCTTGATTTACGGTGACAGTATTTGGGGTATCCTGTTGAATATTAACGGTATTAGGTATACCGGTCATCTTGTTACCTCTAGGAGTAGTGTGAATGTACCCTTAATGAGTTTGGATACTTGTCCACCAGAGTTGATGATTTCTAGGTCATAAACTCCACTTGTCTCGAGGGCTGCGGTCTGTACTGCCGTCATGCTGACAGTCAATTCACCATTTGCTGCATCGGTAAATGCGATTCCCCCATTAGCAGTGGTAAGTTCAATCATGACGACGGACGAGTCAATTGTACGACGAATCTGCATGCGGCCGGTATACCCAGCAAAGTTCCATGGGAGCATGGAACTTGGGTCTGCTGGGTCGGGATATTCGACAGTAATTATCCGACTAAATGTAGAGCCCTGCTCACATGTGATGTTATATGTGCCAGCAAGCATAACGACTCTCCTCTAATGTCTAAAACATTGTAGACGAGCGACCTACATGCTGAGGGACTATCAAAGAATAGAAGCCGAATCCTTGTTTGGGCCGACCTTCTTGAGGCCAAATGCAGCAGCAACAACAGCAACAGCAGCAACTACCCCAACCTTGAGATTGTCGGCATTAACCAATGCATCAAAGTCTGAACCAGCCTGAACCCAAACTCCGAGATATGAAGCAATAAATACTGTTACTGCGCGCTCTGCGGTATCTTTTATAAATTTGATTGACATAACTACCTCCGTGGTTAATTTTACTACATCATGCTCAGTCCGGCCTCCATGTAGAGGCGGATTAGGGGGTCACGAATGGTGGCAATGGCGGCAGTTACATAACTTTCGGTCGCAATATTGACGTAGGCAGAGCCGCTCCATACCTGAAAGGTATTTGGTGTAGTTAAGTAGACAACACGACCGGCATATAGTCCACCCGCATTATTTGTTGTCCCAAGTGCCGTGTCTCGCGCTGACGAGTCAGTGAATACGAGCACGCCCTGCATTAGATAGTTATCTATGTCGCCCTCGGAAAGAACCGTTCCGGTTTGAAAATCTTTATATCCACTTAATGGCATAATTACCCCACTCGTCCTGTTCCAATTATACTTGTTCCAATAATAAATGTATCAAATGCACTAAGTGCACTGTGGGTTACATAAAAACCCATTGGCCTAACTAATGCTAGGGCATTTGTTATAACTTCTGAAGATGTTATTTCGCTTGAGGTGTAGTAAATTCCTGGTGTTTCATCGCGAAGAGTGTAAACAATAAACTCAAATGGTGGATTAAGTGTGATTAATACTTGTTTGTCGCCAATCAAGTATCGTTTTACAGTTTCTTCAAGTGCTTCAAGCGACCCTGCTTTGTAGCCAAAGTATTTATTTGTTAGTTGCCATTCCTTAAAGTCATCGCTGTCGTCCCACGCAAAAGGTTTACTTGTTGGTGTAAATGAAAGTGCACTCGTCCCAACTACTCCATCAGCATCAAGAGTAAACATGGTTTCGGGATTTTCCGTGCCGGAACCCCAGACATATACCCTGAATCCAGACGACAGAGACGTTAACGCTGGGAGATTGGCAATACGTGCTGGCGAAGATGAAACCTCATAGACGCCATTTTGGCTTGCTGATGATTGGTTCTTTACCAATACATAATCACCAGTAGCAAGAGTTACCCCATCAAGCGTGTCTCCATTATTTAGCGCAGTAGCGATTGTTATATCTCCTGTAGTTGCAACTTTGGCCGATACCTGCTCAATGGAAAAGGTAATGGAATCAGTTCCAATAACTGGCCAACTGGCGTTGGATGCTGACCACATTGTCATCTTGTTGACTGTTCCCTCCCGAACAAAAATTGAATCCGGGTTAGTGGTGGCAACAGCACGCTTTGCTGTTGCCGAAGACAATGTCGCGGATGCTACGGCCGTAGTTTGCACGACAAATGTGGTGGTGCTTGGCACGGAATAGACTATGTATTGACCGTTGTAGCCAGAGGGGGTGACCCCAGCGATAACTACGGCCTCCCCCGCAGAAAATCCGTGTGCCGCACTTGTCGTGAATCTGGCGAACCCCACAGATGGCGTAACGGGCGAAACCGCAGAAATGTTTGCCGAGGACGCGGGCATCTCAGACCATCGTGCGGGCGAAGTTCCAACGATATAAATTCCATTTTGACTTGCTGTTGACTGATTTTTAACAAGAACCCTATCGCCAGTAGATAGGGTTACACCATCAAGGGAGTCGCCGTTATTGAGAGCATCGGCAATAGTTATATCTGCTGTTGTTGCACATCGAACTTTTATAGTTGCTGCGTAATCAGCACTTTTATTAGAATAAATAGACGCATAAGAGCGGGTTTGCCCGATTATCTGAAGTAGCCAATCGTAATATTTTGGCAATGCAATGTCTGGGTCAACAAGGTAACTTTTATTTGCACTGTCATCGATGTCCACAAATCCTGGCTGTGCAGTTGGGTCTGGACGTGCAATGGCAGTAAATTTATCTATCGTATCTTCTATACCAGCACTTATTGAATGTATAAGACGAGCCATCGGCCAAGAGGGACTGCTGGTTTCATCAATTTCCCTGAATACCTGTGGTGTTGTTTCCAATGACATTCGTGTTGCCCATGACACAAAGGTTCGATTCATGTCAGTGATGACGGGGAGGGTCAGATATATGGCTTGTCCGGAATGCCCAGTAAACAAAAAACCAAGTGACGCAGTGAGATTCTCCCCCGAATACTGGGTAAATGGCTGTGACACCTCTTCTGTCGAACCACCCACCACATAGGAATAAGACGATGTTGGTATGACGTATCCAGTAGAACTATTAGATACCGTAAACATTTGTGGAGTTGCGTACTGAATAGTTGCCGGAGTCGTCGTGTAATTGAATGCAACAAGGCCCGTATCGTTGATTATTACACTGTCGCCAGATTCATACGAATTTCTTGCATAATACGTAATATAAGAACCATTGCCGTATGCACTCGTAATTACGGCAGATTTATTTCTGTTTACCGATACAGCCCCCGAACGAACTGCTGTCTGTATCTCTGGGTTAATTGCCGTTGTGTGTGCGGACGAAGAGGACATGGACGTCAATACAGAAGACACAGATAGTGTCGTGTTTGCGGTAAGTGAATTAAAACATTTTACGAGAGCATGGCCGACAAGGGACATGTTGTTGAGATTGGTAACATTAACTCCACCAATAGTTACGTTATTAATTTGAAACGATACAGCGTTTGTATTATTTGGCAGAATTTTGAATACATAAAATAAGGGGTATTCACGGTTTTCTAGAGTAACCGTAACTCCGGCATTCGTTGCGGACCAATCTGTGAGTTCTGAAAAATCAAACTGGTCGTACGACCTCGGACTATCTGCATCATCAAATGCACATAGGGAGTTGTCGCGACTAATAAAATTACCAGCGTAAGGCACTACAGTGTCTCCGCACTCAGGGTTACCGAAATATTATCCACAGAAACATTGGGCAATACGCCCCTGTTAAGAAAGTTGAGTGTTGCCTGAGAACCAGATGTTTCATGAAAATATCTATACATATTAGAAGCACTTGTTACGGCAGTTGAATAGTTTGTTTCAATAGTAAACGTCGTAGCACTCGGAACTGATTTAACTGCGATTGATGCATTTGTATATGTTGCATCAGTTAAACGAACCCTTTGGCCAACTGCAAGATTATGTGTAGCCGATGTTGTGACAACTGCGTCCTGACCCGCAGTGTTTGTTGCTGCAGTTATCGTATATGTGATATCGCTGGGTGGCGAGATGGTTAGAGTATCTACCGAAAGAAGTCCAGGAACGGTAGTAAACAATCGAGTTGCCAGAACCGTAGAGCGAAGACGGGGTGATGAGATGCTGATTTCATCATAAGGAAAATATTCAGGTGAGAGGTACTCTGCCAGTGAACGCTTGATAACCTCGATGGTCGATGCCTGGCCGAAGGATGAGTCATAGGCGGCAGTGATTGAAATTGTTGGAGTCACTGTTTGGAAGTTTGCCACCTCAATGTCAA